ATAATTGCTAATGTAAAAAAACATACTGAAATGGTTGATGATAAACCAGTTGAAGTGTGTTATAATTTAGTTTATCCATTTAAAATGAGAGAACAATCCGTTGATAAAAATGGTCAGAAAACTGTAATATTTTCTCCATGGAAAGAATATTCATCTGACACACAATTCCTAATCGGATATGATGATATTATTAATATATGTGCCCCTCTTCCAAATGTATTAAATTCTTACAAAGATGCTGTAAACTTTTTTATTGAAACTTTGAACGAAAGGGCCAAGAACAATGATCTATGAGTATGATTTTTTAGATAAGAATAAACTCAAACAAATGTTGAGTTTGTTTGATTCGGGAAAGTTTATTGATGGAGCTGTTTCTGGACCGAAAAATAAAGAATATAAACACAATTCGCAACAAGAGAATATAGAAATCAATAAGATGGTGAATGCTGCCGTCCACAAATTGATTAGAGAATCTGAGATCTCAAAAATTCACATCTTAAACAAGTGCTCACCTTCTCTTATGTTAAAATATGAAGAGGGCAATCACTATGCTGATCACAGTGACTTCTTTGAAATGTGGGGAACCAGAACAGATTATACAGTCGTTGTTAATTTAAATGATGACTATGAAGGTGGTGAGCATTTTATTAAGATTGGTTCGGAAAGAATTGAAAGAAAACTAGAACCAGGCAAAGCTTTAGTATATCCAACTGAATTCCTTCATGGAGTGAATCCTATCACTAAAGGTATTCGAAAGTGTCTGACATTCTGGATGGAAAGTTCAATCGTAGATCCTACAATGAGATATTATCTCGTGGAACTTAATAAACTTTACCATAAAATTGAAGGATCAATGGAAAGGGAAGATCTTGTGAATTTTGATTTGATTCGTATGGGTATGATCAAACGAAATAGTATTTTTAGAAACTGATATGTCATTACTTACAGATATAAGATCATACGATACAATTCTCACCAGAGAAGAAATGAGTGAGATTGATCGTATTGCCAGTCGTCCAAGATGGTTCTTTGGTGCTGCCAGTGATACTACAAGTCCATTCAAACGTTTCTGGAAAATGGATGTAACTGGAACAGCAATGTTTGATCAAGTAATTCCAGAAAAACTCAAGGTATTAGTTCCATTTGAATTTGAAATTCTTGATTATTATCTGAATGGACACACTAGAGGACTTGATGGTTCTCCCCACACTGATGATGCCGACTATACATTTGTTTTGTTTTGTAATCCAGTATGGGATTTGACTTGGGGTGGTAAAACAATTTTTGTTCAAGATGACGGCAGATTTGATACTGTGTTTCCTAAACCAGGATCAGCAATTCTGTTCCCATCAGACATTTTACATTATGCTGAAGACACATCACGAGAGTTTTATGGCATTCGCGTGACGGCTGCTTATAAATTAAAGAAAGTGGAGAATAAAAATGAACATACAGATGCTTGATGAAGCAGCAGATTGGGATCAAATCGAAGAACGTGCCGCATCTGTAGATGGAGCAATTGTTTACTTTGAAAATCCACGACTCGAATCTGCTGATGATTCTGTAAAAGAGTCGGTAATTGAATACTATCAATTTCAGGAAGATGTTCCCATTGAACTCATCTCCAATATGAAATTGAAATACTATGGTTATATTCAGTTTCGTGATGCTGATGTAGCATTTGATTTTGTCACTGATTATTTTCCACGCAGAGATGAACTTCCAGATGGAGAAGAAGGAGAACCATATTGGTATCAATGTTATGTTGTAAGAAAAGATGGTGTTGTTGAGTATGACAACAAAGCATTGCGCCCAGGAAACAATAGACAATGATTACAACAAATGCTTTTGTGATACCATTCCTCACATATACTGTTGAAGGATGGAAAGAAAAAAAAGATGATGTTCTTTCTCTTCTTGATCTTGAAGAAAAAGATGGGCATTTTACTGACTATTACAAGTATCATCAGAATGGAATTGTTCCTAACTATGCTGATATTCTATTTGACATATTAAAACCATCTCTAGAAGAATTTGATCAGATATATCCTAGAGAGTTTGAAATTCATAATGTCTGGGCTCAAAAATATTTGAGAGGTGGGCATCACCCAATTCATAATCATGGTGCTCTTGGATATAGTGCTGTCTTCTATGCTTCTTTGGAAGAAGATCATCAACCTACATCTTTCTATGCTCCATATGTTGACTTCATTGAAGGTGATGTGATAGAATTTGTTCCTGAAGTTTCAGAGGGAGATATTGCTTTCTTCCCATCTGTACTGATGCATCAATGTAAACCAGTACAATCTGATTCTGAAAGAATTATATTCTCTTTCAACATTCGTAACAAATGAAAGTCCCTACACAGTATGACCTGACACATCTTCAACTTCAAGCAATTATTCGGGATAACAACATCCCAGACACAGAACTGAAGTATATTGGTGAGCGTGTCTATCCTGAGCATTTCAAAGGCCATCCAGAATTTCATGGGATGCTGATGCATTGGTATCTGATCGGTGGTGAGCACGAGGTTCCTGTGTGTGACATCGGATCAGTGGATTGCGTGGATGATTAGAAACGCTTATCGTTCAGGGGGTTGACACACCCCAAAAATCGTGTTATTCTTACTATGTAATCAAACGCTTAAAGCAATCTGATTACTATCCAACGTATTTTACAACGGAGTTAATCATGACTTATGAATTGCCCATTGAGGGAGCACACCAAATTCCTGGATTTAATGGAGTTGGTGTCATAAACTTAGAAGATTATATTGTTAAAAAAGTTTTACCACCTAAAATCAGAGGGGGCGAATTCTCACATATTGGAGTTTTTGATCTCAATACTATTGAAGAAGATGATGATAGGTTACTGAATATTGGTATTCGTGAAGAAGGTAATACTGAAGAGCGTATCCAATCATTTGAAAATGAATTTGAAGTTTCAGGATTTCTAACTAAAGATCCTCCTCCTATCATGGGCACCAATGGTGAAATCCGTGATGGTCGTGGGCGTATTATCGCAGCAAAGCGTCGTGGGGAGCGTTACATTCCAGTTTATTATTATTCCATCACTGATGATTCTTTAAAGAGTAAGATAACCGATGGGTTGAAAGAAAATCTTAGGCACGATCCATCTTTTAGCGCAACTATGGAATCGGTCATTCTTGGTTGTCTAATGCTGATTAAGTATCAAGAACTTACTCTCAGTGAAGTTGAAGTTCGTAAATATCTTCACAGTGAGTTGGAGATTCAAAATGACTTTGCTCCCCACAACATTACCAAGATTGTCAATGGTGTTCTAAAGCGTGGAGTTGGTGGTGGTGACCCGTTGGTTTTGGTTCAAGATGCTAAAAAATGGAAAGAATGGTGTAAGAAAGCTGGTGTGATTGTTGACGGTAAAAAAGTTGTTTTGTTGTCTGCTGATAACGAAACTTACCCATGGCGAGCATGGTGTCAACATATTCTTCCTGCTATTGTAAAGAATAACCAACCTATAGAGATCATTCCCTATAGCAACTGTCATATTCCTAAAGAAGCTAAGCAAAAAATTCAAAAGTTTAAAGCAGAACTTGAATTCATTCTTGAATCTTCTTATTTGATGGTAGAAAAAGACTATGCACCTACTTGGCCTATGGGTAATTTAGAGTTGCCTGTGAAAAATGTTCCATATTACTGCTATCGTACTATTCCTCAATTAATTGGAAAGCACGATTCTGCCCGTAAAGGATACCGATTTATAGAAATTGACAAATACTGATCCAATTCAAAAACTGTCACAGGGGGCCTCGTGCCCCCTTTCTCATGCCCTATACTATTCTCATCAACAGCGAACCGCATGACCCTCACTCTTCGCCCTCACCAGCAGCGTATGCTTGACGCTCTGCTGACCGCCTCTCTGGGTCGCCTGACCTGCCCCACGGGCGGCGGCAAGACCCTTGTGATGATCCTTGACTGTCTGCGTCGCCTTCAGGCAGCAGAGACCCCTCAGACCGTCGTAGTGTGCGCTCCTCGCATCTTGCTGGCAGTTCAGTTGTATGAAGAGTTCTTTGCTGAACTGAACGGCAAGGTGGATGTTTGTGTCCTCCATGTTCATAGTGGTGAGGTTAATTGTAATCGTACCACCAAGATCCAAGAGATCAAGTGTCACGATAGTGTTTGTAAAGCTGTCAATTCTCACCAGATTATCTTCACCACCTACAACTCTCTGCGCCGTATCAACGAGG